GCTGGAAGGTTCCAAAGCTCTAGCCAAAATATCCTAATTAATGCTCTCTTTTGAAGGGCGCACGGATGGGAGAGAAGGAAGGAAAACCACCCGCGCTTTGCCCCTCCGATCCGCTAGATTATTCGGTGAGTCCAGGGAAATATTTTACCTTCCCATTCTTCTTCACCATGCGCAAGACCTCCTTTCGATTATCCCCTGTTGAGGAATATGAAACGTGAACCCATCCTGAATTTGGTCCTTCAGGCTTGCCTGTGATTTTACTTACACGATCTGGCTGATAGTTTTCAAGAATTAGCTGGTCAAATTCTAGGTTGTCTTTGATCCAACGTGCTAGCTCCAGGTTGCTAACGCTTTCGCTGATAATTTCGATATCCGCAGCAGCCGATGTTCCAGAACAACAATGCTGAGATTTTGATGATCCTCCAATCAAAGTATTCAATTCGGGTGATCTAAAACAGGAATTGATCTTGGTAGGGCCGAACTTATTCCGCACCTTCTGGAGAACTTGAATTGTGAGTGCTGTTATTCTAGCAACCGCGTTATGATCTAAATGCCTTTCCTGGTCAATGCCTGCGTGTATTGCAGATGGAGAATAAACCAGTTCTTGAAGGCTGAAGTTAGCACTAATCCTCATTGCTACTAAATCATCCTTTGACCAAATCCATGAGGGAACCAAATTTATGAGAAGCATCAGAACCAACACTCTCATTAATTTGATCCAAAATTTCTGTTGAAAACTTATCCGCTGGATCAGCGATTTTTGCTTGTATAATTTTTTCAACATGATTTGAAGAGGATGAATTCTCGTCAGAACTGACAAGATCTTGTATCACGCTAACCAGAGATAAAACCTGTTGAGCCATAGCAAGTGCTGGAAGCATATTTTCCTTTTGTTTGTTAGGGTTTTTAATGAGTTTGTTGGTGTAAAGAAAATCATAAACATACTTAATAAAATTATTGAGCATTACCGTTCCCTGTGGGTTGTGGAGGTTTTTCGTTTCCGTCTGTGGCGTGATCTTCAAGGTCGTTACCTGATTCAAAGAAATATTTGCTAACTGCGCTTGCTGTCAAAATTAGAGGTCCAACAATTATTAAGAGAATCCTCTCCGTAGTTTCTGGTACAGAATCTGTCAACGTAAGAAGATAAAATATAATTCCTGCTAACACAGAGATATTACATAATGCGATTATTGCACGAATCCAAAAACGTACTATTTGAATTTTTTCATTAACCGTCATTGGAGGTTTAGACGGTTTTGGAGGATCTGTTACTTTTTCTATAGTGGTAGTTGTTTGTTTAGCCATTTTTATTTACTAATCATCAAAGCAGATGCCATTCCTTTGATCTCATCTGCTAATCGTTCATTACTTTTGGTTACATCCTTATTAGAAATAGTTAAATCAGAGATGGCTTTAGCGAAGTGTTCATTGCGTGCATTCTGTTCTTTTATTACATCAATCAATCTTGAGTCACCTTCTGAATCTTTATTCTCCCAACGCACTATTTCATCCCTATGAGCCTGTTGAGTCTTCATTATATAGTAGAAACAGAACCCAATAATAACTGCTGGAAGACCTATCCTTTCCACTAATGTCATTACTTGATCAAGTTCCATTATAGACTCTGGCGAAGGAGGATGATGACCACTCATATTATTAATTAGGCTTCGTAGGCCAGGTCACATTTGTAAGTACACCATTTTCATCTAATGTCGGTGAAGCTTTTGAGGGTAAATCTCTTAATGCTTGGCGATATTGTTTCCATTCATCGATTTTAGTATTAGTTTCATTTGAGATCATCATATTAATATCCGATTCCATAAGACGAGCATTCCTTTCCATCCTTAAGGACTCAATTGCAGAATAAGGAAATTTTCTTTCAAATCTACCGTTTTCATAAAAATCGCCATGTTTTACTGTTGAATCACAGTCTACCCAAGAAAAACTTTTGGAAACTTCAAATTCCTTTTCTGCTAAATCTACCACTTTATTTTCTAGTATGAGTGCTTTCATATTCTAATCTCAGCTCGAAGCGTAATTAAAAACGAGAACAAATCCAATTCCTCCAGCACCACCGTCTCTTGTTGTCGAACCACTGTGCCCTCCAGCCGAACCTCCTCCACCAGTTGTCCCATCTTCTCCATCTAACTCCATTTTTGCTTCTGCACCACCACCCCAAAAAGAATCTCCTCCACCATGAGCACTCATGGAAAAACTATTACCATTCGCATTTCCTCCTCCACCTCCTCCTGTCAAATTAGCATTTCCATCTGCCCCTATACCTCCGTGTGCTGCAGTGCCAGATCCATCGTTATTACCTCCTCCACCACCTGTCGCTGTACAATGGCTACCAAACGAACTGGTTCCTCCTGCACCTCCTGATCCACTACCATCTCCTGCTGCTCCTGCTGCCCCAACTGTAACAGTCACTGATGAAGCTACTGATGACACAAAAAGAATTGCTGTACCTCCTCCTGCTCCTGCACCACCGAGTCTTGCAGAACCAGCAGTTTTTGCACCTCCTCCGCCTCCGCCTCCAGTTACATAAACTAAAACATCAGTTACGTTAGGAGGTCTTTCCCATGTAGGACTACCAGCACTTGCATATGAATTAACTGAAACCAAAGTTTTTCCATTCAACGTAGGTGATGAAGCAGATTCCCAATTGGGAACATTTCCATCCATGGTAAGGACATGATTGTCGCTACCTTTCGTTAATTTGGCTAAAACATTAGCACTGGAGGCATAAAGGATATCTCCTTGAGCGTAAGAACTTTGTCCTGTCCCGCCATATTCGTCTGCTACCGCAGTTCCTTGCCACGTTCCAGAAGCTACTGTGCCTGTGGCAGTAATATCACTTTGAATATAACTATCTGTAGCGATAACCCCTGACCCTCTTGTTTTTGTTTTTCCAATTATTCCAGACATTTAGCTCCAATCTTGATCTATATAAGTAACTAAAACATCGAAATCATCTCCGGCATGTGTAACATCGGCTTGCATATACTGAACTGTTGAAGATCCTTGTGCAGCCAATGCAGTTTGATCTGCTGCGACGGTTAGCCCTCCTGATGAAAAATCAGTTGGTTCAGACCCATTAAAGGCGAAGCGATCATTCCAAACAAATGTTTCTCCTACACTGATGTTTTGTTTTAAAACAGTCATTGTCTGTGCAGAAGTTCCCTCATGAGAATCGTATCCTACCATTTTAAGATAGAAAAAATCAGATCCTGAATTGAGTGCATTACAATGAATGACAATACTGGTGACTATATAAATATGGTGCTGGACACCTAAAATTAGTGTTTGAGTTCCGTCAACATCTTCAAACATTGCAGAATGAAGTGTTTCTGTCCCTGATCCTGATGGTACTGCCATAGCTATAACCCCAATATTAGATTCGACATTAGACTTGTTTGAGCAAATGATTGCCCATTGATTGATCGTATTTTTCCATCTACGTTTAACTGGCCTGTTCCTTTAGGAGTAATATTAATATCCACATTTGCATCCCCTCCTGTAGCAGATAAAGCTGGACCATTATTCGTTGCAGCATTAGTACACGTTATTTCATTAACTGCTGAACTTGTTGTCCCAATTTTAAGCGCTTCATTTCCATTGGAATCATTGATCTGACTTAAACGCGCCAGCACTTTTGAATTGACCCATTTCGAGCCATCATAAGTTAAAACATCACCAACAGCAGATGAAGTTTCGGTAACTGAAACGCCTGATGTTGTTGTGCTAGCTGTAATATCTCCATTTATATCGAAACCTAAATACTTTGAAGCTCGATTAGCTTTACTAATACTGATTTCACTCGCAGCAGTGGCAGTGGTATTAAAATCGTTGGTAGATGTAAAGGATAAATTCAGATCCGTTAGGTTGTTATTCAACATTTGGATCAGCATAATCGCTTTATCGAAGTTGTTTTCAAGCGTTTCAGCATCAAGGCTTGATCCTTCGGTGTAGTCGGTAAGCTGACTGAACGCAGTATTCCGAGAAATAGTAACGTATTCAGTCGTAGCAGTAGGAACGTAACTCGTAAGAAAGCGAATCGTTACACTGTCAGATGCCGCACCTGACTGAATGCTGTAGTGCGTGCCTTCAGTATAAGAAGTGTGACTGCCTGAACTGGTATTAGTGTGAACTACCTTGATTTCGGAAGTATCAAGATATTTAAAAGCAGCAGTAAAGTCAGTGCTAGTTGTATAGCTAGCATTCCCTGTGTACTGCTTCCGTGTTTCGGTTGTTGCTGATACTGTCATCGCATTACTTTTTGAAGCTGTTTAGGGCCATAATCCCATGTTGCACGGCGCGTTTTATTGCTAATAGGCCGCATATCAATAGGTTCACGAATAAACTC